GCGAACCAGGGCGCGATCATCAACGGCAAGGCCTGGCTCGATAAGACGATCAACACGCCGGATCAGCTCCAGGCGGGTCATCTCTACATCGACTACGATATCGAGCCGCCCGCGCCGCTCACGCGGTTGACTTTCAGAGTTCATCGCAATGCGGGCGCATACCTCGAATTGATCGACACATTTCTGCAGGATGCGTCCACAACAACTCCGGCAGCGTGAGCTTGTTCTCTATCTGTTCTCATGGTAGGGATTGCTAGCAGCAACATTCCCTACCACGACATGCAACACACAGCCTCCCCAAAGAAAATCGGACGGCCTCCGTCGACCGATCCGTTCAAGCGATGCAGCGGCTGCCGCGAGTTGAAGCCTCGTACTTCCGAGTTCTTCGGACGGCGAGGAATTTCTTCGTGGCAGTCGTACTGCAAAGGCTGCCGGGCCGGAATGATGGCGAAGCGACGCGGGGCCGACCCAAAGCATGAGCGACAAATTCAGAGAGCGTTCTATGAACGTCACAGGGAGCGCCGGTGCGCGGAGGTGAAGGCCCATCGCGAGAAACACCGCGATCGCATCAATGCTTGCGGTAGAGCACGCCGCGCTGCAAATCGTGATGAGATCAACGCTCGACATCGAACGCCGGAGCAGAGAGCCAAGCGGGCCGCGTACGCTCGCAAGCGTCGGGAGATGCCGGAGCATCGCCTCCGCAACGTCTTGAACGCTCGTCTCGCATTCTGCGTCAAGTATCCAGACCGCCCCATCAAGTCCTTCATCGAACGCTTCGGATACACGCCCGCCGAATTGCGAACGCATCTCGAACTGCAATTCGTGAAAGGGATGTCTTGGGATAGCTACGGCCTCGTCTGGCACGTCGATCACATTCGACCCGTGTCGTCGTTCAAACTACCAGAAGAGATTCGCGCCTGTTGGGCCCTCAGCAACCTGCGACCCCTTTTTGCAGAAAAGAATCAGGCCAAGGGCGCCAAGCGCACTTACCTTCTGTGACGCGCTGAATCACCACCCGCAACAGACGAAATCCGGAGCCATCCGCGCTCCTCAACCACGAGACTGGACATGGCCACTCGTTCAATCAGGGACATCTTTAGAGACTTTAGCTTGTTCATCGACGGCTTCCTCTATTCCGGCGACGTCGAACAAGTCGACATTCCGAAGCTGCGGTGGCACATCGAAGAGTACCGTGGCGGCGGCATGGATGTGCCGGTCAACGTGAAGCTTGGCCACGAGAAGCTCGAAATGAGCTTCGACATCACCTGCCATGACGCGACCGTTCTCGGCCTCTACGGGCTGGCGCAGGGGCAGAACAAGATCTTCAAGTTCTTCGGCCACCTGATCAGCTACGACGGCACAGAGAAGGGTGTGCAGATCGAGCTACACGGCTTCATCTGCGAGCTCGACCAGGGCGCGGTGAAGCCGAACAGCAAGACGACCGCCAAGGTCACGGTGTCCGCCGACTACATGAAGCACGTCATCGACAATGCCGTGATCCTCGAAATCGACGCGCTGAACAAGAAGTTCATCGTGAACGGCGTCGACCAGGACGCCAATGCCCGCCGCCTGCTCGGCATCATCTAATCGCAGGCAACCGCGGTCGCCTCAACGGAGACATAAATGAGCGGACCCCAGAATCAGGCGCACGTCGTGCGCCAGAACCAATCGGGCCAGCAGCCTCGCACTGTGTTCGCCCTGAAATACCCCGTGACGTTCCAGGGCACGAACTACAACCAGATCGCCTGCCGGCGTCCGAAGGTCAAGGACACAACGTTACTGATCGCCAAGTCCGACAAGGACCCGGTCGGCGCGATGCAGGATTACATCGGCAGCCTTGCCGAGATCCCGCCGGGCGTGCTCGGCGAGCTCGACCTGGAGGACTGGGGTCCGATCCGCGACTGGGCGACAGGTTTTATGAAGGCCGCCGAGAGCTGATTGCGGACTGGCGGGTGTCGGCGATCATCTTGTTTGAGCGCTGGCACTGGACGCCGGATGTCGTTCTCGAGCTCGACGTGGAAGACTTCCAGTTCTACGTCGAGCAGGCCAGGGAAATCGCGGAAGCGATCGCGAAGGCGGGATAGTGACCTAAGCCCTACCGGACGGGGGCTGGTTAGAGTTCCTGCGCGCACGAGCGGCAACCCCGAGCGCGTCGGCAATTAACGCCGGATCGTCGGTTTCAAGGGCTGCGGTCAGATACTCGGCAATGGCCTCGTCGTTGTCGAGGTAGTCAGCCGGGTCGAATGTGCGGGTTTTGACGGCCATGGGTTGCTACTCCGCTAGGCCCGTTCAAGCTCATGCTTGATCGCCTCCGCGATGAACTCGGAGCGATTGAGACCGCGGGCCTGGGCGTACCTATCGGCATCCGCAAGGACATCCTCGGGCAGCATCACGTTCACGCGGACTTTCGGTCCCTCCGCGGTGGGAGCCGGGATCAGCGTCGCAACGCCGTCGCGGAGGTCCGGATTCGCCATGATGGTTTCGAGCGAGGAGGGGTCAGGAATTGCAGTCCCGTCCTCGGCGAGCCCCTCAAGGTGCAGCGCGAGCGCCTCGGCAGCCATGGTGCGTGCCTCGTCGAGCGTCCGCCCGGCGGTCACGCATCCGGGAAAGTCGGGAAAGGATACGCCGTAGTCGCTGTGCGCATTCTTGTGGATCAGGCCGATATAGTACCGCATCGGTCAGGCCTGACTGCTGCTCGACAAGCGGGGCGACAAGCCAAGGCCTACTCGGCAGGCGTCGCTGAGAGTTGCAGACGCAACGCCTTGATTACCCTGAGCACAGTCTTTAGCTCCGGGTTCCCCTCTGCTTGGAGAGCCTTATAGAGGCTCTCCCGAGAGAGACCTGCGTCGCGGGCGATTTGGCTCATGCCACGCGCGCGAGCGGCGACGCCGAGGGCGTTGGCAATGAACGCCGCGTCGCCGGTTTCAAGGGCTTCGGTGAGATACTCGGCAAGCGCCTCGTCGTTGTCGAGGTATTCAGCCGGGTCAAATTTGCGGGTTTCGATGGCCATCGATTATTCCCTCAGTTCTCTCGCCAATTCCTTGGCGCGTCTGATGTCCCGGTCCTGAGTGCCCTTGTCGCCGCCGCACAGCAGAATGACGAGCACCGCTCCCCGGCGAACGAAGTAGACACGGTATCCCGGCCCATAGTGGATACGCAACTCGCTAACGCCTTCGCCGACAGGCTCGGCGTCGCCCGGATTGCCAAAAGCCAGCCGGTCGATGCGGGCCGCGATCTTGGCCCTGGCCCGCCGGTCTTTGAGCTTTCGCAACCACTCGGAAAACTCAGCGGTTTGGCGGACTTCGATCATTCGTGAGTGTATCCCATAGGATACATTTTGTCAAGGAGAATGCGCGTGTCGAACATGGACGTCGCGGTTATTCTCCGCCTCGTCGACCAGCTCTCCGGGCCGGCCAAGAAGGCGGCCGAGTCGGTCAAGCAGCTCGTCGCTGGGCTGAAACAGATCCAGACGATCAAGGGCTTCGAGTCGCTTCAGCGGCAGGCGACTGCGGTCTCCGGCGCGGTGAAGAAGATCTCGACCGACGTGAATGCGCTCTCGACCGCATTCGGCAGGCTCGCTCAGACCTCGCGCAGCGCTATGGGCTCCATGGCGGTGTCGGCGGCGGCGCAGGCCTCGACCGCCAGTCAGGTGCGCCATCTGCGCGAGATGCTGGCCATCCAGCAGCAGATGATGCGCAACGGCGCCCGTCATGGTGGCGTCTCGGTCGCCGGCTCACTCGGCGGGTCGCTCGGGTACATGATGGCCGGGCATCGCCCGATGCATAGCGCCGTGCGTGGGCTGGAAAAGGCCGGCGACCTTGAATCCGAGATGGCCCGCTTGCGGATTCTCGGATTTTCGTCTGCCGATCAGAAACGGATCATTGAGCGTGCGCGAGAGACGTCGTTTTCGGTTCCGATCTTCTCGCAGGCCGAAGCGCTCAAGAGCTTCCGTGAGCTGAACTACGCCTTCGGCGACACGCACGAAGCGCTGCGCGCCCTGCCAGAAGTGGCAAAGTCGCTCGCCGCGATGGGCCCCGAGGTCCGCGACCAGGCCATGTCGGTCGTCAAGTCGGGAGAATTGAAGAACTACATCAAGACCGCCGACGACTTCCACGATTGGCTTGAGTCGGTGCACCGGACCTACCAAGGGACGGGCGGCAAGGTCACTCCCGATATGATGCTCGGCGCCTTCAAATATGCGCGGGGCGCGCTTGCGCCCTACGATCGGGAGTTCGTCAACTACTACATGCCGGAGCTCGTGCAGGAGCTATCCACCGGCGGGAAAGGGTCGGGCAGTCGCGGCGGCGCCGGAACGGCACTTGCTGCCTTCAAGCGCATGTTCGTCGACCAGACGTTCGCGAAGCAGTACATCCCGGAATGGGTGCGCCTCGGGTTGATCGATCCAAGCAAAGCCGTTGCGGACAAGCACGGCGCCGACAAGATGAAACTATTGCCGGGTGCGCTCTACGACCAGGAACTCGCGGCGAAGAACCCGTTCGAGTACATGAAAAAACGCCTGCTCCCGGCGCTTCAGAAGGATAGCGCCGACATCGACGATGCGGTCCAGATCGTCAAGAGCGTAGCCAAGCTGGGCGGCACGGATCTCGCCAAGCAGCTTATCCAGCTTCTCGTCCTGCAACGCAAGCAGATGGAGAAGCGCGTCGACCTGGGGAAGAGAGTGGTCGATCTGGAGCATTCATATGACATCCAGATGGGCACCTTCAAGCTTCAATGGGAGGCGTTGAAGGAACAGGCCACTTCGCTCACGCAGACCACGCTCACCCCGCTGCTTCCGATCGTGAACAGTGCGATGGGCGGCATTAGGAATTTTTTCATCGGCCTCAACAAGCTGTTCCACGACAATCCGTGGCTCGCGACGGCAGGCGTCATCGGCGCAGGCGCGGCAGGCGTGGCGGTGGCCAAACGACTTTTGGGCAGCAGTGCCGGCCGCGTCGTTGCCGGCGCAGTGGTCGGCGCGGCGGCCGGTAATGTGGGCCTGGGCCTGGTTGGCGGCATGCTCGCCGGCGGAGGGAAAGCCGCAATTGCGGCGACGGCGGCAGGAACCGCACTCGGCACCAGGATCGTCAGCCTCTTTATCAAGGGTCTCGGGCCACTTGCCGCGTTCGCGGGCCTGACGGCGATCAAGTGGGACATGAACACGCCAGGGCAGCCCCTTCGCGAGACAGTACGCGATGCTCTGGCTTCTCTCGGAGTACAGGGATTAAAGCCCCCGGATGTGGCGTACCGGGAATGGGACGGCAGCAAGCTTGGGAAATTGCAGCACATGCGCAGCCCGGGAGACATGATTCCCAACAACAAGGCTTGGAACGTCCCATCCGCCAGCTTTCCGTATTTTGCTGCAAACGTGGTTGGCGACGCGGACGCACCACGCCCTCAGGGCATATGGTCGAAAGAGTACGGGCCAATAATCGGCACGCCTAATCTGGGTATTCAAGAACTGATTAAGCAGGTCAGCTCCCAGATGCCTCAGATAGTTACGCAAGTAAAACAGGGCGTCGACCAGATCAGGGCGAACTGGTCGGTCAACATCCCCGCGCCTGTGCTTGAGGCACCGAACGTGCCGGCCATCGGCTCGCCGCCGCCGCGCTCAAGCGATAAGGGTCAGAAAACGATCGGGCCCGCGCCTCCTGGAAGGCAAAGCTCGGTCAACATCGGCAACGTCCATGTTCACGTTCACGGCGCTGGTGACCCAAAAAAGGTGGCCGAGCTCGTCCACCAGCAGTTTGCACGGGCTGTCAACAGGGGCTTGTCCGAGGGAGCGTACGCATGAGCCAGGTTCTGCTCGCGGTCGGACCGTTCCAGTTCTACGCGAGCGCCCCGTCCTTCGAGAAGCTTAGATTCAACGCAAAGTTTCGTTGGGAGCCGCAGAAACGGCTCGGCCGTGATCCGGCCATGCAGTTTCTCGGCCCCGACGAGCGCACCGTCGACATCGACGGTGTCATGTACCCGGAGGCGTTCGGCGGAGAGGATCTGCTGACCTCAATGCACTCGGCCGCGCGGTCCGGCGCGATCTATCCGCTGATCTCGATGGGCGATGCGGGCTTCACTGGCATGGTGATGGGCTTGTGGTGCATCGTCGACATTCTCAATACGCGCCAATTCTGGGGCAACAACGGTCCGCGCAGGATCGAGTTCAACATCGTGCTCAAATCGTACGGCGAGGACGGGATCGCGGGAGGAGCGCTGTTCTAAATGTCGGCGACCTATGTGACCATGGACGGCGACCGGCTCGATCAGATCGTGCGCGCCTATTATGGTAGCGAGAAGGGCGGCAACACAGAGGCCGTCATCAACGCCAACCGCGGGCTCGCCGAGCTTGGCCCGATCTACGGCGCCGGCATTGAGATTTTCCTGCCCAATCTCGTCGGCCCGGCCATGCCCACCAAGCAAGTCGTCAATCTGTGGACTTGATTTGGAGGCCGCCGGTCCAAAGGCAATCGGGGTTTCCGATCCAGCGGACGCAGACATTCTGGTAGACGCGCGTAGCGTCGCCTAAATGTGGATCACCAGTTCTTGCTTCCACGACGATAAGCTCAGCCCCCTGCTGAAGCACCATGCACTGTCCGCGATCTATCATCTTATCGACGGCAGCCCTATCGTTTTCAATTACCAAACGTAGCACTTTGTCCCAGTCGGCGTAATCCTGACAGGCTGGCGAAGCCTGCTTCAGGATAGCTCTTTCACCCTTGGCCCAAACGTGTTCCTTGAATGCCGGGAGTGGGGGTTGCGTGACAGGCGAGGGGGATTGTGGCTGCGCTGGGGCCGGTGTTTGAGCTGGCCCGGCCGATTCGAGCAGCTTCTCATATGCCCGCTTATCTGCGGTGGACATCTGCTCCTGAGTCTGGGCCATGATGCTAAGCGGGACTGCCGCGATCGCGGCCGCAAGCAGTAGTCGTCGCACGGGACGTTCCCCTGATTTTTCTGGAACACCGAGTTAAGCGAGGGGTCGTTGGACGACAAGCAGAACAGACCAGGAACATCACAAAATGACGACTCCGGCCTGGCAGATCAGCGTCGGCGGCGGCTCGGTCACCGGCGACTTGAACGATCGGCTGCTCGAACTGGTGCTGACCTTGCATGACGGGCACGAGAACGACGAGCTGACGATCCAGATCGACGATCGGGACTTTGCAGTAGCTGACCCGGGCACAGGGACCGAGATCGGTGTCTCGATCGGATACCGGGAAACCGGGCTCGTCTATCAGGGCAAGTTCAAGGTCGATTCGGTCAGCGTGCATGGCTTTCCGATGCGCATGCAGATCACGGCAACCGGAGCCGACCAGAAGGAGGCGCAGAAGCAGCAGCGCACCCTGAAGTACGAGAAGAAGACGCTCGGCGACATCATCAATGAGTGCGCCGGGCGCTACGGTCTTCAGGCATATGTTTCGGGCGAGCTTGCGAGCATCCAATACCCCTACCTGAACCAGACCGAAGAGTCGGACTGGCATCTTAACACCCGTCTTTCGCACGACCATGATGCGCTGTTCTCCGTCAAGAACGGCATCTGGATGTTTGTGAGACGCGGCGACAGCGTGAGCATGGGCGGCCTCTCGATGCCTCGGGTCATCATCAGCGCCTGGGACCTGATCGAGTACGAGGCCTCGCACCAGGACCGCGCCAAGCACGGCAAATCGCGGGCTTGGTGGCACAACCGCAAGAAGGGCGTGGTCGAGTCGGTGGACTCATCGAGCTCCGGCAGCGGTTCGGCGCGCGGCACCGTGCGCCACAGCCGGCACAGCAAGCAGCTCGCTCAATCGGCGGCCGACGCCAAGCAGGGAAAGCTCAAGCGCGCCGAGGGCGAATGCACGGTGGTCGTCATCGGCGACCCGAGTTTGCAGCCGGAAGGCACCATGCTCGTCCAGACCGGGCGGAGCATTCTCGACGGCCAATGGCTGATCAAGACGGTGACGCACACGATCTCTTCAAACGGCTTCCGCACCAAGGTCCACGGCGAGACGCCCAACGGGGCTGGCTCATCCGGCGGAGGTTCGTCGGGCGGCGGCTCGGGAAGTTAAGTGAGGCGCCTGGTCGACCAGGCGCTCAGCACGCTCATCACCATCCTCATCCCATCACCTTGCTGGCGATCGGAGTGCAGCATCGGCTGCGGCGCATCCGCAACGGAGCACAGCGGCGGGTCCACCGCATCGAGCAGTGGTTCCGCTGAAGCAGACGGAGACAATCATGTACACCTTCGAGAAGGTCGCACCCGAATACGCAAAAAACTGGGCGCAGATGAAAATTCTTCCCGCCCACGTGCCGGAGATCACCAAGCTTGCGCGGCTGGCCGACGCCGGCAAGCCCCGCTACCAGGCGGTGGAAAAATCAACCGACGTGCCGTGGCCGATGGTTGCTATCATCCACCAGCTCGAATGCAGCGGCCGCTGGGACCAGCACCTCGCCAACGGCGACAGCTTGAAAGCGCGCACCCACAACGTGCCCAAGGGCGTTCTGCCGCCTCCGGCGACGCCGCCCTTTAGCTGGCACGACGCGGCCGTCTACGCGCTCCAGCATCGCGGACTGGCGCATGTCTCGAGCTGGACGATCGAACGCATCGCATTCGAGTGCGAGGCCTATAACGGCTGGGGCTACCGCAGCCACGGCATTTTGACGCCATATCTGTGGAGCTTCTCAAGCCTCTACCGGCGCGGCAAGTACCGCACGGACGGACACTACGATCCGGATCTCGTGAGCAGCCAGGTCGGCGCGCTTGTGTTGCTCCAGGCGCTGATGAAGATCGATTCCTCGTTCCAGATCCCAGTCGCTACCGGGGATCATCCGGTGCCTGAGTCCATGCCGGCCGCGCCCGCGGTTGCCACCGCCGACATCGAGCTCAACCCGCTGCGGGATTTTGAGCAGCTGCTCAAGGCTCTGATCGGGGCGTAATCCCGACGTCCGGCCGGGGTCTTTTCAAGCCGGACACCTCAAGGAGATCAAGATGAATTTCGACAAACTCCGCGATGTCGCGGTGTACGTGGACGCTCGCCTGCGCGAGCCGTCAAGCTGGGCGACCATCGCGGCCGCCCTCGTCTATGTCGGCGTGAAGGTCGACCCCGCTTTGTGGGGCCACATCGTCGATGTCGGCGTCGCCTTTGCCGGCCTTGCCGGGGTTTTCCTCGCCGAGAAGGGCAAGACGCCGGCGGCGTAAAGACGCCAGCGTGTGGTTCGG